GATGATTTAAGAAAGCTCAACGATGAAGTTCTCGAAGAATCTTATCACGATCTTACCTTAGTCGATATAATCGCAATTATTGCTAAACGCAGAAATTTAAGTTATCGTTGTGATAAACTGTTAGGTTCCAAATATATTTCACATATTGACCAAACAAAAGAAACAGATAGTTCTTTTCTTACTCGCTTAATTAATGATTATGGCGGAGGTGTAACGGTTAAAAATGATATCTTAATAGCATTTAATAAAGGCCAAGGGATAACTGTAAATGGCAAAAAAATCCCCCCAGCTAAAATCAAAAGACAGTCAGGAAATTCACACAGCTACACCATCATCGATAGTCAATATCAAGGTGTAAAAGCCTATTGGTATAGTTATAGACATCCCACCAAAAAACCGTACAAAATTATTTATAAACAACAGATTGAAAAAAGTAAAACTCACGTAGAGGGTGTTGATAAGAAAAAAGCCGAAAAAGAAGAAATGAAAGGTAAAATCAAAGAACTTAGATATGTTTATGCAAATGAAAAAAGTGCAATAGAAGCGGCTAAAAGTGAATTGAAAAAAATTGAACAAGGAATAGCACAATTTAAACTTAAACTAGCACTAGGTCGTCCCGATTTATTTACTGAAATGCCTGTTGAAGTGGATGGATTTAAACCAGAAATAAATTCAACCAAATGGACCATTGCTAAATGTTCACATTCATTAAATAAAAGTGGTGGATTCACAACTGAAGTAGAATTAGAGATTAAACCAGAGGAAGAAAGTTATGAAAATATATATAATTAAAGCCTTAAAAAAGTAATGAAATAATCTTAGCAAAATTAATCTATAGTTTGATGTCTATCAAATGATGACTCCCACAAAGAGTCATCACTCAATTCAAAAAAACAACTTAAATTAATAATTAACCAAGTTATGGTTCAGCTAAACTTTACCACCATTAAATAAAAAACCCCAGTAAAATTGTATAAAAACAAAAATACAAAAAGACTAGACTTAAACTTAAATTAATGTAAAATTAATCTAAGCTTAACAAAAGGAAGTTTGTCACATGAAATGTCCACATTGCCGAAACAAAACATTTATACGATCTAGTGAAGAAATTAGTAACTTAACTCGCAAACAGTATTATCAATGCTCCAACATATATTGTGGGCATACATTTACTGCAATGCAATCAATATCTGAAACAATTGTACCAAGCGCAATTCCAGATCCAAAAGTCAACATTCCTATTTCGCCATATAGCCGACACGCCAAAAAAGCCTAAAACATCACCAGGTTGCATCTCATAGCAATCTGGTCCCTCCTATTCCTCGCACAGCCTCTACCAACTACTAACTACTAACTACTAACTACTAACTACTAACTACTAACTACTA